CATAGTCATCCTCATTCCTAGTTGAAACATCGGATCAGTGAAGGCCAAGTTTTGTCCCTCCTTGATTGTGAACCTATATTAGCACAAGTCTTCTTATCTGTCAAGTACCTTTTTCATATAAATATAACTATGATTATAATAAAAAAGACCAGTCTAGTTACATTAGACATATTCTATTATATTCCAGATTATCCAATGCTTGTCAACGAGTTTGTTTGGCAAACAGAAGACATTGTTCCTGATATTCCACGAGTACAACGGTTTCTGAAGTTCTGGAAAGAAAACAATCTAGCAGTGATTAATCAGATATTAATCTCTCATTCTGGTAGTTCGGATATGAATATCACAAACTATTACAAAAAAATAGGGGGAAATTAATCCCCCCTTCTTAATGATACGTAATCCAATCTTCTCCAATCAGAACCTTTATGATTCGGTCAGTAGGTGATTTGATTGCACAGACACAATCATATTGTTCTGCTGCCTTTACTGCAGAAACAAGTGTTTCAAAAAACACAAACTCTGCATCAGCATCCATTGGAACAAGAGTAAACATTATCGTACCTCGATCTTGTATTTCACATTCTGTGAAAGAAGTTCATCAATCACAGTCTGAAGTTTAGAAGCAGCACCACGAATCTGTGCCACTGCCTTAGACTTATTTGTGTCAAAGATAGTGATAGTGATCATCATTCCCTCCATAAGTTAGATAATATACTATGCGAAGATACGATTCTTGTCAAGTGCAGGACTTAGATATGCGACATTTCGTAACAGTCTAATATCCTCTGGTTGATTGCAGAACTCATCAAGAGAGTTGAAGACCTGAAGTTCTCGTGCGTTGTCTCGTACTCGTCTTGATGTGTTGGTTAGACGATTGCGAATAAAGTTCCAGCAGTCTCGTTCAACCAAAGAACGAAAGAGAATGTGAACAGTAAAGCAATCGTTTGCTTCGATATGAACTACCTTGAACATTTGTTACCCCATTAAGTCTATTAGGTTTCCCTTAGAGTCAACTGCTTTCACTCTCTTTCCTGGATAACCAGATTTAACTATCTTCATTTGCTGCAAGATATATCTGTCACCCAAGTTTTCAACCAGACGAATTGGCATCCAGTTTCCACCGATATCTTGTACCATAAGAGTGATGCTGTTCATTTTGATTTCCTATTTATGAAAAAAGGATGGCATTAATGCCATCCAGTTACTGGGGAGTAAGACTCAATGTGATCGGCAACCCCATCCATGATGTATGCAAGAGAACATTCAAAACCAGATTTCTCTGCTTTCTCAATTGCCGCAGCAATATCGAACCCACGATAAATGGGAGTGCCAAAGTTGATCAGTGTAACAAGATAAGTCATCTCGTGTCTCCTTTTCAACGATGAACATACTATAGCATGCGGTTGGATGGATGTCAAGAGGTAAGTTAAGTTTACCAATCAACCGTATAACCATCCTTTTCAGGATATTGGTTGCGCCAATAAAAGGCAGCATCCATCATTGCATGACCACTCATCTTTGTATACTCAACCGTCTTTACGACTTTACCATCTTTGGTGATAGTAAGAGTGTATGTGCCCCAAGGTCTGGTCATTTGGTTTCCTTTCTTTAGCATGTCTATAATATAACATAGACTAATGGTGTTGTCAAGGAAGATTTGGTCCGAACACGGATTCTGAAGTTGTCGAATGTTGCACATAAAAAGAAACCCCCAGGTTTCCCCAGGGGTTTCTTGATTAGGCAGCCTCAAAAAGAGATTATCAACTAATCTCAGCAAAGTCAACTGCCTTTTCCAGGGCCAGAACCTTCTTCTGTCGGTTCGGACCATACCAAGCAGAATTCAGACGAGTATCTTGCGAGTTACCCAGAAGATGGTCAATCGCAAACGTAGCAGAGTTATAAACCTGCCACCAAGTACCCCGACCGAAGTCTGCACCGGGCTGTGTATCGAGTGAATCATAAGCAGTCTGTGCAGGACGAGACAACTTATCATTATCGTCCTTCTTGGAAGCAGAAGGAAACACAGTCTGATAGTATTCCTTCAGAGAATCTACACTGAACTTCTTCCGAGAAAGAAACTCAGCCATCTCCTTATAGGAACCCATGTTGCTCTTGGCAATACCAAGCGTCTGCTTCACAAGATCAGCATCGAACTTACGACGATGATTCAGACGAACAACCATATCTTTCTTTTGCCCGAGAGCAAGAGTCAGAGTATTGTTGCACACAACACGGATGGCAGTGAACCGAACATCGATGCACTTGCCATACACATGAGGATTAGAAAAGAGTAGATAAGAATCTACCTGATCTTCCCCAAGGATTGAGAATGAGTCCTTAACCTTAGCCAAGGCCCAAACCATGTTACCCTGCCGAAGTGAACCGGCAGTGTTCATTTCCATATCACCTTCAGCAACGAACTCAGTGAAGAATTCAAATGCCTCAGTGTTCTGGACAGGCTCCCAATCAGAAGAGATATGGGTGAGAATACGATTGTCCGTAGAACGAACAAGCACATCCTTACCAGTGTAAATCTTCTCTTCACCCAATTGGATGAACTGCGGATGACGATCAACCGTCCAATCAAGTCCGGCCTTCACAAGCATCTGCATAGGAGTGAGATCGTTATGAACAGGTACACCAAGGCCATGCCAAGGAGTCTGATACTGTTCAAGGTTAGACCCTTGCGAGTGAGCATAGGCCATCGTCTCGATTTCATGCGACATAGGTTATCTCCCGTCGTTTTGATAAATGCACTTTACATCAAGTTTCACAAGATGTCAAGCACAAAATCCACACCGACTAAATAAAGTCTCTTTTACTCTGTTCACGGCAATAAATTGTATAACAACAAATAGTGCCGGTGTGGATGTTGTGCTTGACTTTCTCAAGTGTCCTGTATAGTAGCAGGTTCTTTGAGAGAAGTCAAGCGAGAAATTAATGATCAGATAATCCGAAGTTCTTGCGTTCCTCGTCTGTCATTAACTCCTCACAGATGGCGAACAAATCACCATCCTGGTAAAGGTACCACGTGTTACCGTTCTTGTCAACATGCTTTGCAGTTGTATGAACAGATTCCCACGTTTCCCAGTACCATTCATTGTCAGGACCTTCAAGCAGGACTTGCATATCATCAGGATGAATGCAGTCCCACTCTGCAGAACAATACTCCGCAAAGAACTGCGGAATGTATTGCCCACGACGGTCATCAACAAGAATTTCAATACCAGACATTACAACCTCCGTTTCGATTGTCCTGAAGGATAACACAACCAATTCTTGCTGTCAAGCCCTGTTAGTTGCTATCGTTATCCTTGGTAATGACCGTAATCATACCATTACGAATAACACCCGTGAAGGTAATATTCGCATCAGGATTGTCCTGTAGAATTTCAAGCCCCTCTTGAATTAGCACGAGTGCGTCATCAAGATTCTTGCTCTCAAAACCAGGAAGGATTTCTGAAGGCATTTGCTTTCTCCGTTATTGATTCAAACACTATACCAAACCTTTTCGTAAGAGTCAAGCACTATTTTTGATGCCTGATATGCAGTCAGTGCATGACTCCTACGAAAAGATGGGGATGCAACTCCCCATCAATATACTACGCAGACTGACCTTTCATCCAATACCGTCGCCGGGATTGGTCATGCATTACAGGATCATTCTGCTCAGTAAACTCAATTCCAATAGACTTACCATTAGTGGAATTTGCCATATCATCAGATGTGAGATATGCAAATCCATTATACTGGTCTGCCTTATGCAGAATTGAATTTATAAAGTCAGCAATAACCAATCGTTCTCTCGTATTTTCGTCTTCCGAATTTTTGAGATAGTTATTGGCCATTGTGACAAGAGTAGCAACTTCAAGTGTCTTACGAGGCATGTGTTGTCTCCTTTGATTTTTCCACTATAGCAAACTTCAATCTGGAAGTCAATCAGAAAAAAATCCCTGATTTCTCAGGGACTTAGAACACCTTATTTTCCTCATGCAGATGTTTGATATATCGCATGTACAATCCATGCTCTCTACCCCAGGCTTCTATCTCCCAAGGAAGATCATAATAATCTGTAGACGCATGGTCAATGTGCTCGTCTTTCCATTTCTGGAGAGTACCATGAACTTCTGAATTCAGTTCGCCAAGAGCAAACTGTTTTACATGTATAAGTTCATGTGCTAATGTAGACAATTGACTTTTACGGGACAAATAAGGATTTACAGTGATAATAAAATCCCGTGGACGTTTATTATCATCCATAACCTCTGTTTGTCCATTGAGACCCTTTACTTTGCGCAAAGCGATCTCAATGCTGAGATTTTTCATTAGTTTCTTAGATACTACCTTGGATAAAATCCAGGCAGTTGCATAGTCATACTCAGCCAATGAAACCCTTACAGGTTTACCTGTGTATGTAAGTTTCATGTGCTTCTCCTTCCACTATTTTGTCCTACTATACCACAAACATACATAGGTGTCAATAGTTGTCATGTTATAAACGCATAACTGTTATGTTATCAATATCCAAGAGTTTCACATTCAACAATAAAATCTTTTACAAATCCACTTCTACAAATATCATTTTTGGTCATTTGAATAAACTCAAAACTATTCATATTTCTACAAACATTAATAAGTTTGATTAAATCTCGTTTACCGTCTTTTTCAGATAAATCAGATTGTTTTGTATCACCTGAAACAATAACTCTACAGTTTTCTCCAATACGTGTTAATACGGTAGATATTTCACCCCAATTCATATTTTGAACTTCATCAATTAGAACTATAGCATTTCTGATTGTTATTCCACGAATGAAAGACGTGGATATAAACTCAATTTGGTTTTTCTGTTTGAGAATATCATATGCATCTCCTCTATTGAATAGTTCGGTGCATATTAGTTGATATGGAGATTCATATACTCTAATCTTTTCTTTTTGAGAACCAGGAAGAAATCCGATGTCTCGGGAAGGAACAACAGAACGAACGATAATGACTTTATCTTGTTCCTCGTGATGAAGAACTTCTTTCAATGCAAGATATAAACCAACAAATGTTTTTCCTGTTCCTGCTGTTCCATGAAACATCAGATTTTTATTTTTGCGAAATGAATCAAATGCTTTTCTTTGATTCATTGTTTTGGGAGAGATATCTTGTAAGTTCATCACATTATTGACTGTGATGCCTTGTGTTCTAAGTAGTCTACGTTCTTTTTTTGTTAGTTTTTTATCTTGCATTGAACTCCCTTACCAAGTGTTGATTGTTGATCTCCGATGCTTCTTTTTCACCTCTTTTAGCACATCACGGAATCCATTATCAGGTTTCTTGGTAAGTGTGGAATAACCTATACTGGGAGCACCATTTACAAGTTGTTCCATATTCGGATTTTCTTGTAAAAACATATCTCTTTCAGAAATGGACATAAAAATGTCCACTTCCTCATTTGTATCTTTATTTAAGAACTTATAGGATGGCATTATCAATAATCGTCCGAATTATCAGTCAATGCCCTCACATCTTTTGTTTTAAGTGCAGATTTCATTCTCTTTTGCTTTCTGCGATCCATGTCTTGCTTACGACGATTCTTGTGAGAAGAATCTTCTTCTTCATAGTCATACCATTTATGATTACGAGATTTGCTCATAGTAAGTCCTTAAATGCCTCCTTAATTAGGTTTCTGTCTAGTCCCTTGTACGGTAGTTTCTTATCCTTTACATTAATTATCAGTTCTGCATCTTTAGGATCAATGCTTTCCAATAATTGAATGAAAAGTTGTTCTCTTCTCGGTTGCTTTAGGTTTGGATTTCCACCTTCAACAAATAAGTAGAGTTTTCTTGCTTCATGATACAACATACCATGCCCCTCATTGGTAGGCATAGGTTTATATGGTGCTGCACCTTTTGGCAACAAGAATTTGATGTTATCATCCCAAGCATACTTAATAACTGTTCTAAGTGCAGGAGTATCATTTGCCTTTAACCAAGCAACCTTTTCTTTCCTGGTCTTAAACTCTTGGGATTTTTCTAAGATTTCAGATATTGATAGTCTCATCGTTTCCTCTTTATTTCAAAAATCATTGATGTGTTCCATAAGATTCTTCATTTTGTTCTTCACAAAATAATTAAACAACTTGCTTCTGTTCTTGGTGTTCTCTGTATTCAATTTAAACACAATCTGATGTTCAATGTGATCTGGAATTTGTGTTAGATCAATAAGCATCTTATTTCTGACATAGTTCCTATACAGAGAGTGTTGTGGATTACTTTCAATATTGGAATAAGATTCCAACATCTTAGATGTGATTCTGTTTTGTCTTTGACCAATCACAAAACAGTTATCAGGTGAAGCAATATTAGGAACACCATCGTTAGAATCTCCACGAATGATATGTTCAAACAGATATGCTTTTGGATCATCTGTTTTGACCATAGTCATCTTCACTGGATCATATTGTTTGACTTGTGGATTGGTTTGCAACTGTAAATAATCTTTGTCTGTGCTAATGATTAATACTGGATTATTAGTGTATTTACATGCCACTGCGATTATATCATCCGCCTCGGCAGTGTCAACACGAATATATTTATATGGAAATACTTCTTGAAGATCCTTCTTCAGTTCATCCAGGCACTCAAATATCTTAGTCCAGTTTAGTTCTGATTTCTCCCGTGCTTTCTTACGAGATGCCTTATAGTAAGGAAACTGTTGCTTCCTCCAGTAGTTGAAGGAATCAACGGCAAACACCATTTCTCCATACTCTTCTCTGAACTTGGTGTTCAAAGAACGAATAGAGTTAAGAGCAATATGCCGAAACAGGTCAACATTGATTTCTGATGTCTTATTCAAGTCTTTAAGAACAGCAGAAAACAACACATTGTTTAGATCAAGGATTATCATGGGTCTCTTCTTTGATTTCTATCTTTTCTTTGAAAATAGGAGCAACGAACATTATTCTATCATCATCCACTTGTTCAAAGCAAGCATTAGCAAACGCATGGAATGGATGTTCTATATCATAATACTTACACATCAATGATTTTAGTGCTTCCATACAAAAACAAAGTTCTTTGACAGTCTTATCATCACCTGACACAAGAAATCCAGCAGTTGATATCTGTTCTAAAAGCATATTTGCCAAAATTTCTGATACTTCTTCAATCTGTTCTTCTTTTTGTGAGAGAATGTTCTCTTTTACTTCTTCTAAAGAAGGAGGATCAGAAGAGGACCTCTTAAGTGTTGGAAATTGAATAATATTATCGGACATTGTATTTCCTATGTTAGAATGAATGAACAAACATAGCAAAGAGAAGAGTTGATGTCAATAAGATTCTATGGTGCTTCCTTTATTATAAAACTTGAAGTCATATACTTTACACTCTGGGGTTTTTGTCAGTTCATAACGGACATTTTCTTGCTTTTCTAAAGGAACATAAAAAAGAAAAAATCCACCCCCTCCTGCTCCTAATAGTTTACCACCAAGAGCGCCTGCAGACATAACATTAGAATAAACAGTATCAAAATAATCTTGAGTGATTTCTTTGACCACTGATTTTTTATCCATCCAGGCATCATGTAATAACGAACCAAAAGAATCATAGTCCTGGTTCTGTAATAACTTAAATGCTGTATATGCTTTATCTCTGCTTGATTTTACAAGAGCAAACTTTGCTGGATCAATCATTGCTTCTTTTTGCTTTTGTAGAATTTGGTTTGCTGACCTTCCTTTGCCAGAATAAACAAGCATTAGTTTGTTTTCTAATCCTTTAATCGTATCAATCTCAATGCCTGATACTTTTACATAACCAAAATCATAGAACTCAAACAGATTGCATCCACCAAATGCAGCAGCATATTGATCTTGCTTTCCTACAGGAAACATAGACATTTCAATATTACAAGCATACTCTGCCAGAGTTTCTGGTCTTAGTTGCCATTCGTTTCTTCCGATCTCTTCTATTTTCTTCATAGAAGAGATTGCTCTTACCAAACCAACAGTAAAAGCAGAAGATGAACCTAATCCAGAACCACGAGACAAAATGTCTGATATTGAAGCAATTGTAATGTTTTCTTTAATATCATAGAACCTCAATACTTCTTTTGTCAGTCCATCTTGCATTTCTTTAAGATCTGCTACCTGTTCAATAGAATCATACATCGTCTTAATACCATTATTTGGTGTTCTATGAGCACAGATGTAGATATGTTTATTGATAGTTACAGATAATGCTGCTCCCATCTCTTTTTTGTAAAATGCTGGAAGGTCTGACCCTCCAGAAAAGAAACTCAATCTCAATGGTGTTTTAGAAACTATCATTTTCAAACCTTATAATGAAATACTGGTTCTGGTTTACCTCTAGTAGAAACATCATTATATTGTTCTAACAGATTGTTCAACATTAATTCCCATTGCGATTTGATTCTATCAATATGATAACGAGAATCAACAAACATCTTATTAAACCTAATCATATTCTGATGTTGGTTATTTTTAACCATGTTAATCGCAGAATTCAGATGATTGGCAAAGATGTTTGCATGAATATTGTTGTCTGTATAATCACCCTGATACATCACATTTAGTCCACCTGATGTTTCTGGTAATGCACCATAGTTTGGATGAACACAAACAAGACCTGCAGACATTGACTCTAACATTGCTCGGCATGATGTTTCTAACCAGATACATGGATAGGCAAAAATATGACAATCGTTCAAATGATTTTTTAATTGTTGATTTGAAACAAATCCATGATAAGTCATCTTAGGATGATTTCTAATCCTATCATACAAAGGTTCAAACTGTTTGTCAGCATCATCCCATCCATAAATCTTGAATGATGAAAATACATCCAAATGAATATTATCATGGATTTGTGATAACTGCTCAAAAACAGGAACTAGAATCGCTAGTCCTCTTTGTGGTGTAGAAGTATAAACCAGTCTGATAGTATCAGATTGCTTTTGTTCAAAAACATCTTTTGGTGCTGGTTCAATACCAGATTCAAGAACAATAGACTTATCATTATAAGGGAATCCATGAACCAACTGATATTGATAGTATTGCCAGTTTGATATAAACACAAACTTATGGAATGTGTCCTTAAAACTATCATCCTTAAACTTTGCTGATTCTGGATCAAATGCCAAATCATGTGCAAAGAATACTCGTATCTTTTCCCAGTTAAGATCTCTAATCCTTGAAGAGATAATCTGAAAATGATCTAGTAGTTCTGGTTGAATAATCTGTGCCAGTTTTCTCTTGGCAATCTCTGTTCCACCATTTGCATTCTTGGAGATATCGTTTTCTTCGAATCCTATCATAGTGTAAATCCACTTGCTTTAGCATCATTATAAAACATCTGAACAGTTTCATTGGAGAACTGCTCTAAGTCTTTACCAAATCCTTTTACTTTCTTAATCAAATCAGGAGTCATTGTAATAATATCACAACCAGATTGTTCTGCTTGTTTGTAATTATATGCTTCTCTGGAAGATGCCCATAGAAACTCAATTCTTTCTCTTTCACCAGTTGTTGTTAAATAATCAACAGAATCTGTGATGATTCTGCATGGATCAACACCTGCATCTGCAATCCTACCAGCAAACACAGATAAAATTGATGGAATGTCTCTATCCAGAATATCAATTGTACTAGTAATTTGTTCGTATGTAAATAGAGCAGTTACATTTACTAAAATGCCTTTGGTATTCAATTCTTTAATTAGATCATAGTTATATTCCCCTTTGGTATTCATGATAGGGATTTTTACATAAACAGGATAATTGTCCAGATTTCCCCAACCTGCAATAATCGTTGCTTGACGATACATTTCATCATAATCATCAGCAAATACTTCTAATGATAAACAGGTGTCTGGTCTTGTTCTTGCTAGATGAGCAATGATTAGTCTGGAGAATGAAGAGTAATCAGTGATCCCTGCTTGTTTCATTAGAGTTGGATTTGTAGTAAATCCAGTAATCGTTTGATCTTCTGCTGCCTTTTTGATGCTATCGTAGTCAGCAGTATCTGTGAATAATTTAATCATTATGTTC